GGCGTCGGTAGTGGCGCCGGCCCCGGCGCCGCGATAGGGCATTCCCGCGGGCGAGGATCAGCGCAGAAATATTCGCCGCATCAATGCGTTGCGAAAACTGAAGTCCGGCGGTGTCCAGGAAGTGTCGCGCCGGGCGTTCGGGGCCGGTGAAATCAGCGCTTCTGGCGCTTCGCCCCGGACATCGCGTGCCGGTGCTGCTCGCGCCACCATCGCTTGCGCCCGGCTTCCTCCTTCTCCCAGCGGGCAAGCAGCCGCTTGGATGTAGAATCCGGTAAAGTCCGAAGGTGGTCGTCCAGCGAACGATCTCTTGGAGCCGCGCGCGGTGGCGGGCATTGACGTTCAGCCGGGCCAGCCGATGTAACCAGACAAGAGGAAATTGCCAAAATGCCTTCCTACGTCATCGCGCAATCGTTAGCGAGGATCGGCGAAACGATCGAGGCAACGCTTTGTGACCCCAACAGTGTCGCCGGTTTTCCCGATCGCAGAACCGATGTGCCGGTTCAGGTCCGGCTCGTTTCCGAGCAAACCCTTTGCGTCGACGGCGAGTCTCGGCGGATCATTTGGAGCGAGGGGGGAAACGGTACCACCACCTTTTTGGTTGATGGCAGCAAAAGTATCCGCAACCGAGTGCGACGCGCCGCCCTGGCACGGGCTTCGGAGTTATTGAAGCAACTCACGTCAAGCCTCATGCCGCTTACAGCCGAAAGCGCGGAACCGGAACTCGTAGCGGAAAGTTTGCAGTTGCTGTTTGACTGGATTGCAACGGAGCGCGAACGTGCGACGAGCGCACCGCAGTCTATAGGCGCGCTGAAGGGAGCCCCGCATGACCGCACTCGATGAAGCAACAAAGAGGAACGGCCACGCCGAGCGGCTTGGGATGCGCGCTTGGCGGCAATCGAGCAGCGCCTCGTGGAGATCGCCGAGACCGGCGAGCAACGAGTTGCAATTTTGCGCGATGCGTTCGCCGACTTCACCGCCGCCGAATTGGCGCAGCGTGACGGCGAAATCCGGACGCTGAAACAGCGCATCGCCGAGCTTGAGCGTGAGCTTGAGCAGAAAACGGCGGTCGATCAGCGGGTCCACGAGATCGCCATGCGCCTCGAGGAGAGGGCTGCTGGGCGCGATGAAGCGAAGCGTGGGCCGCCAGGATTGAAAGGCGACAAAGGCGACAGAGGGGAGCGAGGCAAGAACGGGATCACAAAAATTCTCCGGCAGACCGTCAGCATCGAAAACTGGCGGGTCGACACTCAAGCGTTCACCATTGCCGCTGAATTGTCAGATGGCAGCGCAATGCCGGTGCTCAATTTGCGCCCGTTGTTTGAAAGTTATCACGAGCAAGTCTCATGAGCATGCTGCCAACTGCCGCACGCGCCCTTCTAGTTGGTCGCGTCTTGCGCCCGCTGCTCAAGGCGGTTGAAGGACAGCCGCGCCCCGGCCCGTACCATTTGCCGCTGACCGGTGGATGGTTGCCGGACGGTGTGCCGGTTAATTGGTGGCAATCAGCCATCGCCCCGTCGGGCGGCGAGCGCTCGGCAATCGTCGAGAGGTGCGTCAGTTTATATGCAGAAACGGCGGCGTCGCTGCCGGGTGCGCACTGGCGACGTTCCACGAACGGCGGGCGCATGCGGGTGACGAACTCGGCGTTGGCGCGGATACTGCAACGGCCGAACGAATACGAAACCGCTTCTAGCTTCATGCTCAACGCGGTGCATTCTTTATACAGGGAAGGCAACACCTTCGCGCTCGCGCTGCGCAACGACCGCTTCGAGGTCGACTCGCTACACCTGATGGACCCACGACTATCGGCACCGTTGGTCGCCGAGGATGGCTCAGTTTTCTTTAGACTGAGCGGCAACGACGTGATCAGCCGAATGCTGGGCGACAACCCGCAACTCATCGTTCCGGCGCGCGATGTTTTGCACATCAAGCTGCGCAACAGCCAGCGCCATCCGCAGCCGCTCGTCGGCGAGCCACCACTCACGGCTGCGCTGATGGACGTCGCAGTCGGCGATGCCTTCCAGAGGCAGCAGTTGCAATTTCTTGCCAATCAAGCTCGCCCCTCGGCGGTTCTATCGACCGATCTGGTGTTGGATCGCGATCAGGCGCAACAAATCCGCGACCGCTGGAACGAACAGGCGAAGGGGCTGCACCAGGGCGGCGTGCCGATCCTGACCGCCGGTTTGAAAGTGCAGCCCTGGGCGATACCGGCTAAGGATGCGCAGGCCGCAGAGTTGAGCCGATTATCGGCCGAAAGAATTTGTTGGTGCTTCGGCATTCCGTTGCAACTGTTGGGCCTCGCCAACACACCGGCCAGCAGCACCGAAAGTCTGATGCGTTTTGGCTCGCGACTGGACTGGGTTTTTGTTTGAACCACCTCGAACAGAGTTTCGACCGTCTGTTCAATCTCAGGGGCGAGCCGGACGAGTACACCGAATTCGATACCGAGGCACTGCTGCGTTCGGCGCAGAAAGACCGAATAGAGGCGTTGGCGCGCGGCGTGCAAGGCGGAATATTTTCGCCGAACGAGGCCAGAGCGGCAGAGGATTTGCCCGCCGTGCCGCACGGCGACGAACCGCGTGTTCAAGCTCAAGTCGTTCCTTTGAGCGGTGCCGGTGCGATCCCCACGGCACCCGCAGCGGCGGTTGCGCCATCCGCGCCAGCGGTGAAAGATTTTCCAACGAGGGTGGCGCTCGATGTCGATGCTCTCGTTGCGCGCGCCAAGCGGCCTGAACGCCTTGCGGCAGCGGAGCCGCGCGTGATCATCCGGAAAACGACAACGCGGCCGGTGCAGGTGACCAGGCGCTAGCTAGGGCGTGTACTCATTAATCGCGATTGTTCGGCAATCGCTACTACCGCAAACGACATGTTGCGCCCGAAGCTCAGGCGATCTTCCGCCGCCGTCGCCACCAGCCGAGAAGGCCACCGCTCTAATTAGCCATTGCGGTGCCTAAAGCAAAAGCGTGCTGACCGTGGAAGGCGAGCACGCTTGTAAGCCCGTGGTCGGCAACCTTCAGACGACGAGCTGACGACGGCGTCGCCACCAGCCGAGAAGGCCACCGCCTGCTAAGATCAGGCCGGGCAGTCCGGCACCGACGATGGGGCCGGGCACGTCGCTAACCCCGTTGTACACGTTCCCGCCGGGTGAATACGTGAAACCGTTATTTCCCTCCGGACCGACTTCTCCAAGGCACGGTAGTGAACTGTTAGGGCAGGCCAGGAAGTTCCCCCCCATAATGTTGCCGGGGATGCCACTGTCCGCCAGATCGGGAGGCGAAGCATCAATGTCAGAGTAGTAGATCATCAGGGTACCGCCCACAGTCCCCGAGACGTCGCCCGTTGCGTTGGTGAAGCGCAGCGCGTCGCTGACCCCACCGCCCGGCTCAGCGAAGGTGACGCTGCCAGTGACCACTGGTTGCGGCAACGTGTAAATCAGCGTGAGCGGGAACCCCGTAGGGTTTGAAGGGTTGGCACCGACGACGAAGGGCAAGGCCGCCGTGGGCCCCCCGATGATAGTGGCCGTCCCGTGCCCGTTCTCGTCGAAAGTCGCCGTAAAGGGATCGTCACTTGGTGCGCTGCATGGGTTGGTTGGGCACGGGGTTCCCGGCGCCAACATCACGTCCGCTCCCGCATTTGCGGCGAACCCACAGAGCAAAAGCCCCGCCAAACCGATAGACCGAATCCATGACATCTTGTCGCCTCCTTATACGCCCGCATCTTCGCCACCCGTCCCACTGCCCGCGCGGATAATTTTGTCAATAAAGTCTGTGGGTTAAAGGCGAGCAGGAGTGGCCTCTAATTTGAACATTACGCCTGATCGACGATAGCAGTGAGTGCGATTTGGTGGGGCAACCGTAACCAGAAGTACTAGTTACTAAGTACCAGTGGTGACGTAACCGCAAAGTTAGCGGGGTAACCTGCTGCGATCTGCGCGTTAATGAGTGCACGGCCTTAGATCAGGTCCGCCTCGGTGTGTGTTAAACCCAACGCGTTTGGTCTCGGCATACTGTTGAGATTGAGTGATGGCGATGACAATTTTGAAGAACGGACGCACGCGTCTGGCGTTTCAATTCGGTCGCGCGTCCGCCCTGCGTTCGGCCAGCGACGTGATCGACCAACTGCAGGCGCAACTTGAGGCCGAGCGCAAACAGCACGCCTTCGATGTCGCCGAGTCGGAGAAGCAAATTGCCATATTGATACGCGACTTGATGCAGGCGAAGTACGAGCTTGCCCAACGCAATCTGGTCGAGACCTTCGCCAAAATGGAGAGTCCATCAGCAAGGCTGCATTAGCTCAGCATGCGGTAGACCAAACGCGGCTGTTCTCCACCCACTGTGCTCAAGCGATCAGCGCCTCGACGTCGAAGGTGGGCGCGCGCATGGGCGTGACGCCGAACGCCATCGTCAACGCGGTCATGCCGTCGATCCTCCCCGTCGAGCGTTTCTTGGAAAGCTTCCTGTTGCCCGCGTCATCGAGCGCGATGACGCAATTTGACGCGCACCATTGCAGCACAGGATGCGCGCCATGGCGCAGTTTCTTTTCCAAGATGATGCTTTCGAGGTCGCGCAACGCGGGGCTCATGCTTTTGTAGCCTTGGCCAAAGCCTACGAACTTGTCCTCAATCACCCGCTCGCTGAAACCGGCGGCGAGCAACCACGGTTTCAAATGCTGCATGTTCCATCGGTCGAACGCGAGCCTGCCAACCCGGTGCTGATCGAACACCTGTTTGAGGTGACGCGCGACATACTCGTAGCTCACCGACGAACCGGGCGTCGTCTCTAAAAAACCTTTGGCGTGCCAACTATCATACGGCGTGCGATCGACGAGCGATTTATGAGCTAATCCATCGTTCGGCAGCCAAAAGGTTGGCTGCACATGCCACGTGCCATCGCGAATATCCTGGCCGATCAAAACGAGCGCGGTCAGGTCGCGTGTCTCAGAGAGATCAAGCCCAGCGAAGACGTCCCGCCCTCTTAAATCGAGCGGCTCGCCAGCGCAGGCCTGCCATTGCGCTTGCGAAATGAACAACGCGCTTGCCTCGACTCGCTGGTTGAGTACCAACCGGCGGTAAGCCGGTTCTCTCGCGGGCATCCTCTTAGCATCGGCAGCCATGGCGAGCACCTCGTCTGGATTTTGAAAATTGCCAAGCGCAGGGTTGGCGAGCTTGATCGTTGCAATGGCGAACGGGTCGGCGTCCGGCGGTGCCGAATATAGATTGCAGATCACCCGAGGATCGTGACCGGCGAGCGCATCGTCGATCAGGATCGAGAGCAGGTCGCTGTCGTTCGTCGCTTGGGTGCTAATGATTAACTGCAACGGCGCAAGCTGCGAGGCGGACGCGGTCGTTAAGGCTTCATACAATTCAGAGCGCGGGCCGCGTACCTGGCCTAGCTCATCGTGGCAAACGAACGCGGGCGAGAGGCCGTACGCGGTCGAGGCATCCGCTGACAGCGCGCGATAGACCGTGCCGCGCGCCGGGCACACCAATTGTTTCACGCCATCTTTGCAGACAATCGCATTGCCTAAGGCTGACGACATGCGCACGATCTTGGCGGCAAGCGCATAGAGCAGGGCCGCCTGATCGCGGGACTGCGCCGCGCTGTAAAGCTGGGAATTCGGGATCGCCGCCGGACCGACCAAATGCACGAGCAGCAGACATGCCGCGAATGTGGTCTTGCCCGACTTCCGGCCGACCGAAATGATGGCTCGCCGCGTCGTCGCGGGGTTGTCGTAGATGCACAAGATTTCCCGCTTCTGCCAGTCATCAACCGGATCGGCTGACCGATCAGGACGCCCTCGGGAACGCGGCACGTCGTCTCGATCCAGGCGATGATCTCCTCGCCGAAAGTTTGCTGCTCACCGCTTGGTATATCCGGCGTCATCGGTATTTCCCGCCAGCGCCGACGGCAACGTTCAGAAAGTCCCGCTGTGCCTCTGCCGCAAGCCGGTGCACGAGGCCGGGGCCGCGAGCTTCTGGCGGGTAGGCTGAAAGCTTATCGGCGACCAGCTGCAGGAAGCCGTCGCGGGCCGCTGGCAGCAAAGCCGACGCCAGTGCGGTGAGCGACTCCATTTCCTCGTCGGTGAATGAAAGCGGCGTCACAGAGCCTCTCCCTTACGCCAAATGAGCGGCACGCTACATGCAATCCGCTTGGATAATGCTTTCTTTGGGCCTCGGCACTCCTGCTGGGGTCTTTTAAACCGCGCGATACGGAGTTTGGGAGCGGCCGACCGCCACATTCGGGTCGATGTCGAACGATTCCAGCAGCGTTCTGACCGTCCGCTCCGCATCGGCAGGAGCCGCGGGCCCGGCGATAACCTCGGCTATCGAGTGTTTTTCCCGAACTGGCATCGCATGCGCAATATATGGAACGACATCGCTGCCGCGAATTCGAGTCTTGATGAATGGACGCAGTACCTCATGACTACCCAATATGATCAGGCGGACCTCCTGCTCGTGTTTGTACGCGGGATGTTTCGTCGTAAGGCAATTCCAGATCAGCTTGCCCGCCACCATTGATCTCGCGAGTTGCCACATGAACTCGTCGCGCACCGCATCATTTCCCAAGCACCCGCGTTCAACCTCGTGAAGGAGTACCTTGATCGCCGGTTCGAGCAAACTGCTGTGACGTTCGAGAACTTGGGCTACATCATAAACAACGGGCCCAACGAACACGTTATCGTCTGGTTGTTTGCCTTTTTTCTCTTGAATTTGAAAGAAGCGTGGCGATAAGCCAAGAGCGAAGCCTCGTCCATTATCGGCGTAGGCTCTCCATTGGCCGAGGTCGTCCCGTTCGGTGCTGAAGCATGCGATGAAAAAATCGAGCCTTGTTGCGAAGTTCCTTTGGGTCATTAGTTCGTCGACAATTTTCAAGAGTTCGACGACATTACTATCTGAGCCGTTCGCAAGTCCCCTGGTAACGTCGCGGCACATCGCAATGCCATGCAGCAGTTCGCTGGGATCGTTTAGATCGCGGTAATCGCTGAACCAAATACTTTGACTCTCCAGAATGCCCTTCAAGCCAAGAGCGGTCGTGTAGTGATAGAGCGTGGTCTGGATGGTTGTCGCCTTTTGCTCTGCAAGCAGCTTCTCGTCGATATCGGTATCGTATGATTCGATCACTGCAGTTAGCGGTGCTGGCAAAACCATGACTCACCGTATCGTTGAGAATCGTTCTTTAAAGGGGGCTAAAAGCCCATCACCAGTTCTTTTTAGGCCACCGGCACGTCGCCGTCCGTGGGCGTTCGTTTGTCGAGCTTCGCCGATGGCGTTAACCGCAGCCGCGTCGCCAGCGTGGCGCATAAACCGACCGTCTGCCGATGCACGCGCGCCAGCCTCTGATATCGTTCGCCCGTTCCCGGCTTGACCTTGCGCAGTGCCGCCTCCAGGCGCTGGCAGTGTATCGCCATCATCACGTAGCTCTCTAAGAGCGCTTCAGCGCCCGAGAACCATCCGGGTCGGCGGGCGAAGGTGAGCTTCTCCCAGAGCACGCGCTCCTCGGCGGATAGCCGTTCCGGGGCAGGCGGGCGGCCTACCCGGACGTCGAGAGCGGCCGGAACGACCGTCAGCGCTGCGCCAGAAAGGCGCCCGCGTTTGCGCAAGGAGCCGACGCGGTCCTGCCAGGATGCAATCGGGTCGTCGTCAGTTTCGGCCATTTCGAGCGGCTTTTCTGTCGCGTTTTTTTTGGGGTTAAAGCGTCGCGCCAACACGCCTTTCTGTCAATTTCCGCAAAAATTTTAAATTTGGTTTTCGGGAAGTTTTGAGAAGGTCCCGGGCCGCCGCGGTCCGAGGTGGGCCGCCTCTAATCGTTTGACCCCCCGCGCCCGCCCTGGAGACAGCCTCCGCAATGTTGCGGTTGGTGTGGATGGTCGCCCCCCTATGCGCGCAAGTCTGATGGGTGAATGGCTCGGCCTCCGAAGTCGGAGACGAGCCGCCTCAATTGGAAGATAGCGATGGTTGCCCTTGTGTCCCAAATTTCGTTGACATGATAACTCGGCGGACGGATGCTGGTTGTGAGCCACGGTATCTTCCACAGGCGACGGAGGAAGATCATGGCGCTCATCTCTTTAAATGCTCGGAGCGGAATTGCTGCCGCTGGCTTTCTGGCCGCGCTTGCGTTGGCCATTTAGCCTGGTGGCGACGGCGTCAGAAAGCCGCTTGATCCGCCCGGCGGTCAAATGCGGGTCCGCTTGCCGAGTTATGGATGGGAGACTTCCACATGACAAGAAAGCTTCTTCTAGTCGCGACCGGTGCTGCAGCCCTCTTTGTCCTATAAAGAAAATAAGAAGCCATGGGACGGTTGCCCGCGTCTCGGTTGGGCCAAAATACCATCATCCGCCAAGGACTTACTGTTTTCATCCTGCCAGGGTCGGCTGAAAGCCGGTGGACAACTCACTCCTGCATACGCCGACACCGTATGGGATTTTAGCACTCCAACCGGTCTCCTGGGGACGGCGCCGACGGCCACCCCACCGATATCGATCCAGCCCTACACAGGTAGTGACGGGTTCAGTGTTATCACCGCTTCAGGCTTCACTGCCGGGGGGTTCCCAGTAGCCCTGGTTGGACAAAATAATGGCACCGACGACGTGGGCCTCGGCCTTAATAACGATCCCGATGGTGAAAATGAGATCTCAGCTGGCAACTTTGTTCAGCTCGATCTTCGGCAGGTGCAGTTTGCTTCTCTCAACATGAGTTTTCAGGCGTCGAGCACGACGTCTGTCAATCCTGGTGGTGGGGCTGAAGAAGGGTGGACGGTCTTCGGGGACAATGCCCCTTTCCCTGGATCCGTTCGCGTTCAACTTGGCACCTGCGAAGCTCCGCCTGGCTCTGGGCCTGGCAATGCGTGCGAGCAGATTTTCAATTTCCCTACTGCGGCGAGCTTTAACTTCCTGTTTATCACGGGGGCCCCTGGCAACATCCTTTTGAGGGAAGTCGATGCCGAGACTGTGACTGTCCCCGGCCCCATCGTAGGTGCCGGACTGCCGGGCCTGATCTTGGCGAGCGGTGGCCTTCTCGCCTGGTGGCGACGGCGGCAGAAGATCGGCTGAACATCCGGCGCAATCTGCACACGTCGTTTGCGGCAGCCAGCGATTGCCGAACAATCGCGATTTATGAGTATACGCCCTTAAGCTAACGCGACCCACCTTCCTTCCGCAATATATGGTTGGTGTGGATGGTCCTCCCCCTACGACCCGGCGTTCCAGGGATGGCGCGGATCGCTCGGCATGCCGTCCTCGCGGACCGGCGCGCGCGGGGCATTGTTGGCGTCGAGCCTGTTGTGGCAGTCGGCGCACAGGCTGCGGAGTTGGCCGAGCCTGAATGCGTTGTAGTCCCCTCGATGCGGCGGGTCGTGGTCGGCGACGGTCGCTGGTGTGACGCGGCCGGCCTCCAAGCAAAGCCGACATAGCGGCTCGATGTGCAACTGGTGACGGCGTCGGCGTTGCCAGCCAGCGGTGCAGTACCAACGATGAACTTCGGGACGATGCGGCATCGGGATTGTGCTCGTGATCGGGCGAGTGCGGCGATCAGGCGGCCGGTGCAGCATCAGGCCGGACTCCTCGCGCGCTTCGGTTTGCGGCGCTTGCGGAGCAGCTTGAGCCGCCGGTACTGGCGCTGCCATCGGCGGCAGATGTCGGCAACTCGCTCGCCCCTCAGCGCCATAGGCATCGCTCAGTGGCTCCTACACCGCGAATACAACCGTCATGACTCTCGCGAACTCGATCTCGACGTGCTCGGGGAACACGACCTCCTCGCGCAGGATTAGCCGTAGCTCGGCATCGAGTTCGGCGGTGTCGAGGCGGCCTTCGTTGTAGCGCCGGTGCGTCTCGTCCTTGTACCAGTCGGCAAGCTCTTGGATACGGCGACGGCTCAGGCCGGGTTCGCCGTCGTTCGAGGGCTGCGATTGGGCCGCTCGCGGCGCGCCGTGCACGTCGAGCGGATCCGGCCCCAGGTCCGGCACCCCCACCACCGGGCCTTGATAAGGGAAATCATCGGATTTGCCGCGATAAGTGCCCGGCTTTCTTTCGCGCGCGGCTTTGTCGAGGCTGTCCCTTGTAGGAGCTACATTTACTCGGTCACTGTGACCACCGTGACCGGATGCGCCTCGGCCCCCGTCCTTGGTCATAGTGGTCACAGTGACCGGCCTATTGTCGTCTTTATACCAAACTGCGGAGACACTGACTCATCCGCGGCATAGTCCGCGCTGAGCACTCCGTCTATATCCCATTGGACCACCGTGCGTTTTTGCAATGGATGTCC